GCTCGGAGATCCCGAAATGGCTGGCTACGCGGAGAATAGGATTGCCACAACGACCTGGAGCAGAGGCTGGGCGTGGGGTGAATATACTGACAACGAGACAATTGTATGGCTGACAAAAGAACTAAAGGACGGAAGCTTCAAGCTGCCCCTGTAAAAGGGGACTGGCTCTCGCAGCTTGCGGAGAATCTAGAGCTACAGCCAGCGCCTCCGGGGTGGTACACGCTAACCCAAGTTACTCAATACCTGAAGATTGGCAGGACCGCCACAAGGAGAATCCTTGCCGAAAAGAAAGCAGCGCGGCAGAAGTTTTACCACAAAACAATTGACGGAAGAATCGTTCCCACAATGCACTACAAGCTATGAGCCCCGAGGAAAAGGAACGCCAAGTCATTATCCAACGCGCAAAGGACATTCTCTCCGAGCACTTTGAGTGCGGCGAGATCCTCGTCCAAGCGCAGGATGAGAACGATAGCGACAACACGAACCGCTACGAAAGCGGCTGGGGTAATCGTTTCGCTCGGGACATGCACATTCACCTAATGAACAAGGAACGTGTGCTTGAACACTCATGGATCGAAGAGTGTGGGGATGAGGATGATGACGAGGACGACGAGGACGACGACAAAATAAAAGCAAAAAAGTAGTTGCGCTCACAATAGCAACGTGTAGCTTGCACGGCATTCAGCAGATGGTCTGCTGATGAAACTCAATAAAAATGAAAGTAGCACAAATTAGCGACTTAGCGAATCTGGCCGATGGGTCAGTGATTGGCGAAATGCGGGTGACGATCAAAGCGACGTTCCCGCCAAAGACTGGTGAAGGCAAGTTTGGCCCTTGGCGGGTACAGAACTGTGTTCTTCAGGATGCAACCGGCGAGTGCCGGGCGTCGTTCTGGATTGCCGACGAGATGGGTGACCTCAAGGGCCAGATGGTGACTCTCAAGAGTCAGGCTGGCAAGAAGGGCCTCCAGGGCATCAGCGTGAAGCACTCGACGCACTCCGGCGAGAACGAGTTGAAGATCACCGACCAGTGTGCCATCATTGACGATGCTGGCGCAGCAGTCGCACAGGCAGGCCCGCGCAAGCCAGTGCAGGCTTCGTCGCCTATCTCATTGACTGTGGCTGACGCCAAGCGTGCGCTCTTTCAAGCTGCACAGCTCATGGCTGAAGCTATCAAAGCAGCCGAGTGGGTTGGCGGTCAGGCCAGCGTCACGCCCGAGCAGCTCCAGGCTATTGCCACATCACTCTTTATATCCGCAGATCGTGCGGGTTTTGCGAAGGCATTCCCCTCAGCGCAGACGAAGCCAGTGAAGAAGGACGAACCCGCTGAACTTGAGGAGGACGATCTCAAATGGTAAAGGCACGCGAAATTGCGACACTGTGCGGGGTCACGCTTCAGACCATCCTGAAGTGGTGCCGCGAAGGAAAGATCCCGCATCACCGCATCAGCGCACGCTGCCTGCGGTTTGATCTAGGTGAAGTCAACGCTTGGCTGGAAGCTAAACGCGATGCCAATAAACAGCAGGGCTAAGGGCTGTAGAGGCGAGCGCATGTGGCGCGACGAACTCCGGGCTGCTGGCTTCACGGCAAGGCGTGGTCAGCAGTTCGCCGGAGGGGCGGACTCGCCAGATGTGATTTGTGAGGAGCTTGCAGCACTACACCAAGAGGTGAAGTTCGTCGAGAACCTCAACCTTATCAAGGCCACAGAGCAGGCCGAGCGCGATGGTGGAGGGAAGCCGTGGATCGTCGCTCACAAGAAAAACCGTACCCCTTGGCTAGTGACGATGAGCAGCGATCTGTTCTTCAAGCTACTCAGGGATGGCATGGAAGGTTTGGTCAAATAATTCTGCACCAGGCAGGGGCGCGACTGCACAACGCGCACATTTACAAAATGATAAACGAAGAATTACAAACGATAGAATTTGAGACAAAGGATGGCGCATACTGTATAGATGATGACCACATACAGGGTTTGATTGATGCTTATTCACATAAGCTGGACTTGAAAAAGGAACTGTTGAAGGCGTCCGCTTGGTTAATAAAAAATCGCAGCAGGCAAAAAGACAAGAGGTCTGTTTTTCGTTTTCTCGTGTGCTGGCTAATGAGGTCGTTGAAATATCAAAAACATGAACATAAGCATTAACATCACATATTCATCCGGCACTAAAGTCGAACTGGTCGTCCCGCTGGAGGAACCAAGCGAACAATCAGAGTCACCTGTGACACCTGTGCAGCCTGCGCAGGACTTGGCAGATGCCATGTGCATTGTCACGAACAAAGAACTTGAGTCGTCCGGCAAGCGGTACACTTCCGTCAATGAGCTTATCGACGATCTGTGCAAAAACCCCGAGTCAGGCAGGACGATGAGCATGTACAACATGACGTACACGACTATCGACGGTAAGGAGTGGCAGGTGCCGCCGGGCTTGATGAAGGATCTTGTCATCATCTACGGTGAGAAGACCGTCGAGCAGGAGCTGCTCAAGGCCCACGCTTGGCTCGAAGCTGACCCTGCAAGACGCAAGACGCCACGCGGCATGGGGCGCTTCCTTAACGGTTGGCTATCCCGTGCATCTTCAATGGTGCGGACGCCGATCAAGACCTTACTCAAGCGTGACAGCTTAATGTCTACTAATGGAAGCACACAAGAAAGCTGGTAGGCGGCGCCCCGTTGAGTTGCCACCTGACACGGTGGTGCCAACTGCGCTGGAGGCCGAGCGCGGCATAGCGTCGATTGCGCTGAATCATCCTGAGGTGTTCTTACATCACATCTCGGAGAAGAACTTCAAGGTGAGCGACATCTTTGACCCACTAAGTCACCGGGTGTGCGAGATCATCCTTCAACAGCAGTCCCGCAATGCGTCATCCGAGATTCGCGTGATCTTCGAGAAGTGCCGCGAGACGCTGCCAGCGACCGAGTTCCACCAACTCAGCGACCTGTATACGCTGATGCCAATCGCCGGTGCCATCGGCGACCTCGTGGATATAGTCAAGAACACGGCCAAACGGCGCACATTGCAGCATGTGGCTTACGAGACGCTCATGGCTATTAGCGACGCTACAGTGCAGACGCCGGAGCTTCTGAGCGACGTCGTGATGAAGGTCGAGAGCTTGTCCCGTGAGCTTGCTCCACCGAAAGTCATGGATACTAAGGCGCTCCTGCTCAATGCGCTGACACGCTACGAGACAGGTGACGACGAGTCGATGCGGATAAAAACAGGCTACTCTGCTATCGACAACATCTGCCCGATACGCTTTGGTGACTTTGTTGTCATCGGTGGCGAAACCAAATCTGGCAAAACCATGCTGGCACTCAACATAATTGCAAATCTAATAAATGAATAAACTCGTAAACCTTACACCTCACGACATTACCATCACTGGTTACGGCGTGATCGAGCCGAGCGGTTACTCGGTGAAAGTACACTCGCACTTGAGCAAGGTGGCAGACGTCGATGGTGTACCCATCATGTGCTGCAAGGATGCTAAGGTAAGCAACTTGCCTGACCCTGTGAAGGGCATCCTGTACATCGTCCCTGGCTATGTGCGCACGGCACTGCCCAACAGAACAGATTTGGCTAGTCCAACAAAACTCATTCGTGACGGAGCTGGTAAGATTGTTGGCTGCGGGGCGCTTGAAATCAACCCATAACAAAATGAAAACAGAACTACTACAAAACCTAGAGATGACAACGTACCGTGCCATGCACGGCCTATCGAAGCACAGCCTTGACTCGTTCGCAGTCTGCCCGGCGTACTACAAATGGAAGGAGCGTCAAGAGTGGAAGCCCAGCCGCGAGATGGAGCTTGGCACGCTTGTGCACAGCCTCGCTCTTGAGGGGCGCTGTGAATATGCCATTGCTCCAGCGTGCGATCGCCGCACCAAGGAAGGCAAGCTGACGTGGGAGAACTTCTGCCAAGAGAACATTGGCAAAGTCATCCTTAACGAAGACGAAGGGGCGCGTGTGGAAGGTGCCTGCGCGGCTGTTGAGCCGCTACTTCAGATGGTGACAGCGGCGAAGGTTATCGAAGCGTCGCTGTTCTGGGAGCGTGACGGTGTGCAATGCAAGGGGCGCCCCGACATGATAACCGAGATCAAGGGTCGTCCGGCTATCGTGGATCTAAAGACGACCAGCGACTTCTCGAAATTCGACCACAAGTTTTTCGGTTTCGGCTACGACAAGCAGGCCGCTTGGTACACCTACGGCCTTGAGCAGATTACCGGCCAAGAGGACATCGACTTCTACTTCCTGGTTGTCGATATGCAAGCGCCCCATCTGTCGCAGTGGGTAAAGGCGTCTACTGAACTTATCGACATTGCTAACCAGCAGCTCGACGTGACGTTGTCGCAGTACAAGCTGTGCCTTGATCAAGACGTGTGGCCTGGGCCACCAACGATGCGCGTCATGTTGCCAAGAAGATGGGAGGAAGCATAATATGCAAGACATACCAAGAAATCAACTGCTGGATAATATAGCTCAAGGCTGGACTGTTCGCAGAAAAGATTGGGTAGAAGGAAAAGTATTCTGCCTACATCCTTATAAGCCTAAAGGTTCAACTGTCATTTTTCTTGATTGGGCTGAGTTGGTGCATCAAGACGATTGGGAAGGCTGGCCGCCGCCTGTGTGCATGTATTCTGATCACTCAATTGAACCTGCCCTTGGCAAGTTAAACAAAATTAAAAAGGGCTTTGTGCGGAGAAAGGCATGGCGATCAGAAGAACACATTCAATTTGGCCAAAAACATATATCTTTAGAACCCTCGGATATCCTTGCAATGGATTGGGAGGTATGGGCATGAGCGATTGGGTACTCATCCGCCGCACTAACGTGCTGCAAAACGTGGAGCTACCACGGCCAAAGAAGACGCAGGACATTATCTGTGTTGGCCCGAAGGACGCACTTGGTTCGAAGATGGAGGCGCTTATGCTTCTGCCGGAGAATCAATCGACGGATCTTATCGAGGTGAACTACCTGCTTGAGCCGTACACGGGACAGCACAGTCACACGTCTGCAAGGCCAGGCAATGGAACGCGCTAATGTGGATACTACCGAAACAATTACACACGTTGGCCTCTGTGCAGGATACGGAGGGATTGAGCTTGGACTTAAACGAGTCCTCCCAACTCTGCGCACAGTCGCTCTTTGTGAGATCGAAGCTTTCGCCATTGCGAACTTGGTTGCAAAAATGGAAGCGAGACTCATGGACCCAGCACCTGTTTGGACGGATCTTAAAACCTTCCCTTGGGAAAGCTTTCGAGATCGAGTGGATGTCCTCACTGGCGGTTACCCATGCCAGCCATTTTCCGCAGCAGGAAAGCGAGCCGGGAAAGACGACCCAAGACACTTGTGGCCGTGGATTGCAGATGGAATTGCTGCAATGCGACCAAAACTATGTTTCTTTGAAAACGTCGAAGGACATATCTCGCTGGGGTTGTCCGACGTCATCGAGGACTTGGCAGGAATGGGTTATCGACCGACGTGGGGCATATTCAGCGCGGCTGAATGCGGTGCGCCACACCAACGGAAGCGCGTGTTTATCTTGGCCGTCGCCGGTGGCATCGGAGGTGCGACAAGGCTTTCAGGACAGATCACGGGGCATGAAGGGCAGCCAAGAATCACTTACGACTGTGGTGATCAAGCATGGCCATCGCGCCCCGGACAACCACAGCACGCATGGGAGCCGCCAAGAGTTATCAGGCAAACTCAACTCACGCTGGGTCGAGACGTTGCTCGGACTGCCGATAGGCTGGACAATGCCAAGTTATACGTCACCTATGACAATCGTACAGACGAGCTACGCCTCCTTGGAAACGGTGTTGTGCCTGCCTGCGCAGCATTAGCTTTTACCACATTACTAAATGAACAAAGGAATACTCGTCATCTCTTTGGAGATGCCTGCTAATCAGATCATCGACCGTCTCGTCGCTCGGCTAGGCAATGTCAGCCTGCGTGCGCTCGCTGAAGGTGCGAAGCACGAGCGTGACATCAGGGGCGTCCACAGTGCCATCCAGAAGCTCAATAACAGCCGTTTGGTTGTGCGCGACGACCTCTATGACATAGCCAACATCTGCGCCACTGCACGAGCTATGGCGAAGTCCCCCGACGGTCTGGGCGTACTGTTTGTAGACTACATCCAGCTTGTCAGGTGTGACCTTGGCAAGGACAGCAGCCGTGAGCGTGAAGTGGCCGAGGTTAGCCGAAGTCTGCGACTGCTTGGCATCGAATTAGGTTG